GTGAAGTTGACGCCGATGTGTTTTTGGCTGGCAACGGTCAAAGTGGTGTACTGTTCGTTGTCGTCTTGAACTTGCAAGGCGGCACCGTCAGTCACCAGAGCGCGGTCGGGTAAACGGATACGCAGTGTGGAACCAATTTTGGCACCTTCAACAGCGAAAGAATCGTCATATTGACGGTTCACGTTACGGGTGAGAACGAGGTTGTTCTCCAAGATCTCAAGGGCCTTCCTTGTGATCATGTCAATCGTCAGAATACTATTAGACATTTTAAATCCTTAAAAAAAGTTAGCGGAGACGCTGTTGGGCTTCCCACTTTTTCATCTGTCTGACACGTTCGGCTTCAATCCACTGCGAATCAGTCATGGTCTTGGTAGACCGTGGATCCGTGGTGTCATAGGCCGACACTCCTGCGGAGCGTGCGGTGACGGGTGAAATCGGCGGGGGAGCCGACGTTGTTTTCTTGACGGGAGGGTTAGAGTCCAATTTGGCCTCAATCTTCCCAATCTCTTTTGCCTGCAAAAATGGCGATAAACGAGCGATTCGTTCCGCTTCTTTGATGTTGGTTCCGAGGTAGTAAGCTACATCAGGGCCAATCTCAGAGTTTTGGATCGTCTCGGCCATCACGCTTGTAATTGGCACTTTGGGGTTGTAGGCGACTTGTTCAAAGTCATCATACTTGTCCCGCGCTGCTTCTTCACGGTCGTGATACTGCTCTAAGACTTCGGCTTGCTGCTTGGCCGCTTCGCGTCTGGCGATCAGTTCTTCTGCCTTTTGCAAGGTCAGTGCATCGGGGGTGTCCTCTGCATACTGTTCGATTGGCGCGGGCTGCGTTTGCTTAGCTGCCTGATCTCTTTCCCATTTGCGCTGTTCTCTTGCGAGGCGCTTGCCGATCATCGCGTCGATTTCAGCTTGAGAGTATTTTTTCTCTTCAGCTTGTTCGGGTTGACTTTCAGCGACTTCCGGCGCATTTTCTACAACTTCAGGAGTGGCCGTCACTTCCGTCGTTGGCACGGAGTCTACTTCCGCTAGGGCTTGGACTTCTTCAGTCATGTGTTTGAATCCTGAGATTCCCTGGTGAACCGCGCCAGTACGGTTTAAATTGTATCTGCTCCATTGTCAGATGCAACAATTATTTGTATTTCCTCAACCACAGGTTCTGGGCGAGGTTCAACACGGACAGTGTATACCACACCACCCTCTAAATATGGTTCACAGCCAACAAGCATTTCAGTTGCGCCGTCATAGGGCTTGCTGTTGACGATCTTATAGCAGTCGTGATCTGCGTAAAACTCTTCGTTCAAGCCAGCGGCAGAGAATGATGTCTGCGGGAACATTGTCCAGTAGTCGTCGATCACAAGCTGGCCGTCAATCAGTTTTGCAATTTTCATGTTGTTCCTTAGTTATTTGGGAATGCCGCAGTTGGCGGTGTGAAAGTTGTGGTGTAACGAGCCACCCCCTTCGTGATGCGTAGGTCGTCTATGTATCCATTAAGCGGCGCTACTGCGTCTGAACGCAAACCAATGGTTAAAGGCCCAATATAACTACTTGGTGAAGTAACAGCCTGTGTCCCAACATTTGTGCCGTTTAAATAGATTTTGATGTTTGTACCATCATTTACAAATGCTAAGTGTTGCCATGCGCCAGTTGTTATTTTTGAACTTAGCGTCACAGTTGGGCCAGCACCATCATTGGTAATAAAAATATCGCCACTTGGGTTTACATCGTAAGTCCACCCAACACTTGATGCCCACGAACCACATAAAAATGCTCTAGGGCTAGTGAACGCATTTAGGTACAACCAAAATTCAACAGTATTAACAATACCTGATGCAGTTAATCTATTGTATGCGCCTGAACTTGCAACGCCATTCGCCACAAGTCCGTCACCCGTACCATCAAAGTACATTGAGCCAGTACCATACTTCTTAACGCTTGTAGAAATCTGTGCGTTACCCACAGTTTCTAAGTCGTTCATCATGGCGTTGTCTAGGATGCCAGCGTTGGTACACGAGAGTAACAAAGATGTATTTGTGATTGCTGTTAATGGCGCTGTTGGTGGAGTAAAGGCGCTTGTATAAACTGCAGTACCCTTAACAACACGAGCATCTGTCAGATAGCCAAGGTAATAAGCAGTTGGACTACTTGTATTTGCAGCTACACCAATAAATACACCAGCACTTCTATCTAAATTAGTTGAAAGTGTTGCTGAATATCCTTGAACACCATTAACAAATATTTTTAAAACTCCAGAAGTTCTTACTGCAACAATATGCGTCCAAGCATTTAAAGTTACAGCTACTGAAGATGTATAAACTGAGCCGTCATAAAAGTAAGGAAAATTACTAGCATCAATATAAAAAGCCCAAGGAGCAGCGCCACCTGGATTAACTCGACCATCAAAAATTGAAGTATTTGCGGCAGATGTTTTATATACCCAAGCCTCAACAGTAAAGTCGCCAGTACCAAATGATAAAGCTGAAGTTGTAGCAACGCTTAAACTATCCCCACTACCATCAAAGTACCCAGAGCCACCAATCACGCTTGTGGAGTAGGCAGATGTAGGGCTAAATGGGCTGAAGCGTTGGACGCTTACATCACCATTCTTTGTGATAGTAAAGTTGTTTGTGCTGTCATCAATGAATCTGTTGTCAGCGCAAGTCAGCAATGATGTGTTTGTGATTGCTGTTAAAGGTGCTGTTGGTGGCGTGAAGTTTGCTGTATAGACCGCTGTACCTTTAACTAAACGAAGATTGCTTAGATAACCATTTAACTGGTAATCTGGCGAGCCTCCAGCATTTTGTGCGCCAATCCAAACATCTGTAGTGCTGTTGAATATGGTGGCGTTAAGTGTTTGAGTTGAGCCGACTTGAACGCCATTCCAAAACACTAAAAAGTTCGTTCCTGATCTAACAAATGCAACATGATTCCAAGAACCAACAGTAGGAGCAGTTGACAAATTAACTAACAAATTGCTTTGATTTGTACCAGTAGTTGAATAAGTCAAATAAAGTTGATAAGTACCTGCATTGTTATACAAGTAAAAAAACCAACTATAAGATATGCTACTAGAACTTCTCCATTGGCTTGCAAATGTTGCCGCACCTCCACTTGCAGGAACTACAGAAAAATTAACCCAAGTTTCAAATGTCCAATCAGATGCGGCTAAATCAAAAGCAGTATTATCAGGAACAACCAAATAGTCGCCAGACCCATCAAAGTAGTTTGACCAATTACTACCATAAGGACTGAATGTTCCTTGTGTCGTATTGCCGTTACGAGTAATCGTAAAGTTATTTGTGGAAGAATCTACAAATGTATTGTTCTGAGCGCCATTAGTTCCATCGCCATGCAAAAGCATAGTGACATATTGGAAATACGGATCGAGGACATTAAATGCCCTCTGAGCCGCCGCACGAAGCATGTGATGAAGCATTAAGCAACTCCAACGTATGCAGCATAAATTGTACTGCCAACTTTCCACATCTCAATGATGGTGTAGCCCGAGGTGGCCAGCGTTGGCGCAGAGCCAGTTGCTGTTGCGCCCACCCATGTAGGGTTTACGGTTGTCCAAGTGATTGAATAGGCTGAACCATCATCAATCATCAAAGTCACAGACTGACCAGCCGTAAAGTTGGTCGCCGCTGGTGTGCGGTTAGCGCCCAAAGTGATGGTTTGGATACCACCGTTGGCAGGGTTGATCTCAAAGCCTGCACCGTCAGTGATCGCAAAGACAGTCTCTTTTGTGCCAGTGATGGTTTTGTTTGTGAATGTCTCAGTACCGGCTAGTGTGGCCAAAGTGCCAGTTGTCGGGAAAGTGACATTGGTTGCGCCAGTCAGTGTTCTGGTATACGCAAAGTTGCCAGACGATGTGACCGTGGCAGACGCATTGTTGGCCACACCCGTACCGCCAGAGGCAGGCGACAAGGTGGCAGACAAGCCAGCCGCAGTGCCAGAAGTGTTCTGGTTGAATGTTGGCCAAGTAAATACACCAGTGCTGAAGTCACCAGACTGAGGTGTACCCAAAGCAGGCGTTACCAAAGTAGGATTGGTAGACAACACCACCGAGCCAGTGCCAGTGCTGGTTGTAACACCAGTACCGCCATTAGAAACTGCCAAAACGCCAGTCACGCCAGTGGACAGGGGCAAACCAGTCAAGTTTGTGGCTGTGCCGCTTGCGGGTGTGCCAAGAACGGGGCTGACAAGTGTTGGGCTGTTAGACAGCACCACATTACCAGAACCAGTGCTGGTTGTAACACCCGTACCGCCGTTGGCCACTGCCAAAGTGCCCGCCAAAGTGATTGTGCCTGCCGCAGTAATGGGGCCACCAGAAGTTGTCAAGCCCGTTGTGCCGCCAGACACGGCCACGCTAGTGACTGTGCCAGATCCACCGGCTGAAATCCACTCAGCGTCAGTTGCGCCAACATTGACTGCCAAAACCTTGCCAGCGTTGCCGGTGTAAGACGGCAAGATGTTGCCGCGAGCCTGAGAAGCTGTCGATGCACCCGTGCCGCCATAGGACAAACCAACTTCAGTACCCTTCCAAACACCAACAGTCACCTCGCCTGAGTCGTTGATCACAACACCAGAGTTTTGGATGATCTTGCCAGTTGTGCTGTCAAAACGAGCAACAGCGTTGTCGGTGCTAGAGCCTGGGCCAGTCACATCACCCGTGCCGCTTGCGGTTGAGTTGATGGTCTGGTTAGGCCATGTGCCTGAGATGGTGACATTAGTTCCGGCCACCAAAGCTGGCGTTGCTGTGCCTGTACCACCGTTTGCGACTGGAAGTAGGCCAGTCACGCCAGTAGAAAGTGGCAGGCCTGTCAAATTTGTTGCAGTACCGCTAGAAGGTGTGCCCAAAGCACCGCCGTTGGTCAAGTATGAACCAGCAGGCTGCTTGTTGTTAAATGTGTTCCAGTCAGTTGACGCTAAATAGCCGTTTGTTGACGCATTGGCCGCAGCCATGCTGATCACAGGCGCTGTGCCGCCACTAGACACCACAGGGGCAGTAGCTGTCACGCCCGTAACTGCGCCAGCAACTGAGTTAATCGTTTGGTTTGGCCAAGTGCCAGAGATAGTGACATTGGTTCCAGCCACTAAAGCCGGTGTGGTTGTGCCAGTGCCGCCATGGTTGACAGGCAACACGCCAGTGGCCTGCGCAACAGGCACAAATGTGGCGTTGGTCAGGTTGATTGCGGCGGGCGTGCCCAAGTTGGCCGAGGTAAACAGGCCGTTTACGGTGACTTGCTTGGTTGCTCCACTTTGAACAAGAGGGATCTGCTCAGTGCCTGCCAGCGGCGTGGTGGCCGATGGCAGCGCGGATATTTTTACGTCTGCCATGTTGGCCCCTTATTCGTAAGAGATGGTCGCTGCAACTGTGCCGCTAATTACAACGTACAGGCCTTTGTTGAAATACAAGCCTTGAAAGAAGTTGTGCATTGTGTTGCCAGTAGGCGTGAAAGTGGCCAAGATCACGGGGTCAGACGCGCTGGAAGCGGGTGAGTCGTACACAGTGATGGTGGGTGTGCTAGAAGCACTGCTCACAAAGATACCGTTGAGTTTGCCTGCGCCGACTTTGATCTGGGTTGTCGCTGAAATGGCGGTGTAATTAGACATGATGGCTCCTTATGCCAAGAAACGAAGTTTGTACAAAGTGCGCAGATATATCTCGATGATATTATCAATCAATTGCTGCAAAGATGAGTCGCTTTTGTCGCAAATTTCATATCTGCAATCTTCAATTTGCTTGAGCGAATCTTCCAAAAACTCAATCACATTGTTAGTCTTTTTTGCTGAGTGTAGCGTGATCGGGCCAATCAGTCCATGCCTGCCTTGATAGGCTTCAGCAAAATCGTCAGCCGCGCCGATGATGCGGTCATAAAAGATGTTCAAAGCCACATGTTTGGAGTAGCTGCGGGTGTTCAAATGCACGCTGTGCGTGACATCCCGCGCTAGGAACAACAAGCCTACAAAATCTGCTGCGTTCATTGTTGCATTCCTTGTTCGGGTTCCATCATCTCTACAGGTTCACGCATCTCAGGCATCAACATACCCTGCGACTCCAAAGCCGCAGCGACCACGCCCATGGCAATGTCTTGGATTTGCTCTTCAGTCATGCCAGCTTGCACGGCGCTGATGCGCTGTGTCTCGGCCTGATAGGCCTTAATCTCGGCCTCATAAGACTTGATGTCCAAGTCGCGTGCTTCCATGGACTGCTGGACATTCTGAAGCATGCTGTGCATTTGTTCCATCTCAGCGGCCATGGCCTGCATCTGCATTTCAGCGGCTTGCAAGGCGGGTGACTTGTCGTTGTCTTCCATGATCTTGGGATCAATGGTCTTAGCAAAGCGCTTGGACATCTCTTGTGCGCCTGGCCAGTCCATGTTCTTAACAAACAAGTCACCAGCCACTTGCCACAGTTGTGGGTTGCCTTGAAGCAGTTGAGCCATGGCTTCCAAGGCTTCTTGGCGCTTGGTTGCGTAGCCTGGGCCTGTCGTGGCCACTACGTCATATTTGCCGACGCCAGGGTTGTAGATCTTCTCAATCACGATGTCAGGATTCTCCATGTCACGAATCTCGCGCACGGGTTCTTCTTGCTCGGGATTGATCTTGACCATCTTGGTTTCGCCGTCTTCACCGATGATGCGGGCAATACGCTGGGTGTCGTAAATCTTAGGAATCAAGTCAACCAGTTGACGAGCCACATGGCGAACCGCACGGGTCAGGTTGTCGCCGTAATGGTATGTGCCTACATCACCTTCGCGCTGGCGTGCAAGGATCGCTTTACCGCTGCGCTCGTTGCTTCCCATGCCGAGTGATGCGTTATATTGGCCAGTTGTGGACTTAATGTCCTCAGATGCGCCAGCTTTGGCTTGCAACAAGCCCGTAGAAGCCATTGGCGGCTGGGCCCGCTGGGGTAGTGGCAACACCGCGCCTTGACCGTCTGTAACGTCAGGATTGACCTCCAGATAAGGCCAATTGTTCGTGTTTGCCGTCTTCCATTTGTCTTCGTAGCCCTCGAACTGGCCACCATAACCAATGAACGGAGCCTTGGGAGCCAAAGCCAACATTTCAGCTTCTTGAGATACCCAATAGTTGTACATGCGCTGGGCATCTTTGGCGTTTCTAACCAAGCCAGAGACATACAAGCGGCCATCGACCTCAAATTCGTTGCCGACCACACGGATCACGGGAATCCACTGGCCTGCCCATTCTTTTTCTTCCAAGATTTCGTAGCCGTTAATCTTGCAATACTTTACACGGCGGCGCTCAGAGATGCGGCTGCGTTTGGGCTTGCCGTAGACCATTCTGAATTGCTTGTCTTCAGGCGTACCCTCAAATGCGGTCTGCCCGCCTGGGTACATGTTCAGTGTCGCCTTGTCGTAGTCGACATAGTAGTAACCAGCGATGCGAACCGTGTCTTCGTTGAGCCAGTTGCTGATCGACTGATCACCCACACCAAGCGACTGCAAGGTCGAGATAGGCGCAGCGTCGGGATATTGACGCTCATACTCAGCTTTTGTGAGGTCTTCAGTGATAAAACACCACTTGGCATCTGCGCCCGTGGGGTCTTGGATCAAGGGATCCATGTACACCGAGAATGAGTTGCGAATGCGGCCAATCTTGATGTCTTGATCAAATGTAGCAGGGTCGCAGTATTCGGTGTACAGCGTGATGTACCCTTCGCCGTAGGCGACTTGGTTCTCACATGCTGTGTCGTAGGCCACATCAGCATCTGAGATGTATTCAATGTGGCGAATCATGCCGTTGAAAATCTCAGCCACTTGCACATCGGCGTTGTCATCCACAGGGATGACCTTGGCGCCAGGCCTGTTCTGGCGCATGTCGTTCGTCACTTGACGGACATGCTGCGGCAGTTTGTTGATCGTCAGTGTTGGGCGGGCGTTGATCGTCTGACCCTGCACCGCGCCGCGAGTGGCCAAAACATCGGCAGGCCACTGCCAGTGGTTGTCAGGTGAGCCAGCATAAAAGCGCAGATCGTCGATTTCGTCTTCACGTGATTCGGCTAAAGCAGAGACAGCCATGTCCAGCCGCGCACGGGCAACGGTCAATATATCGGAAGCGCTGTTTTTAGGCTTGCCGCCAGCAGCGACGTTAGCCGCCGCAACAATACCAGTAGGATCAGTCATTCCAAAATCCCTAAAATGTGAGGCTCACGCATAACAACATAGTCTGTCTTGTCATGCACAAATTCTTGCCCTACATCGAAGTATACATGGTCACCAACTTTGATGTCCAAGCATTTTGGGCCAATTGCAATCGCAACACCAGTGCCTAGCTTTTCACTAGGTAGCGTAAGGAAAGAATGCTTCTCTGTATCGCGCTCAATGATGACGCAGTCTTGCAGTGCTTTCATTTTTTCTTCGGCGCTGGCGCTGCGCGCTTGACGCTGTAAGCAATTGCAACCGCTTGTTTCACTGGCTTGCCAGCTTTCACTTCAGCGGCGACATTCTTGCGGAAGGCTTCTGGGCTTTTAGACTTGACAAGTGGCATTTAAGTCTCCGTGTGAAAAATAGCGTAATTCAAATGTACGGCTTCGCTGTAAGCGTTGTTCGTCACATTCTTAATTTCTACCGTAAACGAACCGTTGGCAATGGCCGAAATGAACACATTGTAAGCACCCACAGTACCGCCAGTGGCGGGGCTGATCACCACCACATCTTTAGAACTAACCGCGCTGCAATTGACCACAAACAACGCATTTGCACTAGGGGCCATCTGAGAGTTGGCCGTGATAATCTGGCCAGAAGGCGTGTTAACTGTGACTGCTGTGGTTTTGTTATTCAACTGAGTCACAGTGTCATAAGCACCCGCCGCATAGCCAATCGTGCCAGTGGTGGCGATATTGGCGGCTTTTACAATGTCCGCACCAATAATGTTTTGGTCTTCGTATGCAACGCCTATTGGTTTGGTATTTGCCATGATTATTTCTTCTTTGCGGTTTTGGCCGACTCTTTAAAGTCTTTGGCCGTAGGGGCTGCTTTAGTGCCAGGCTTGTTCATCTTTTCGCCAGAGCCAGCTTTAATGCGCTCGCGTTTGGCGTGGATATTTGCGTAGAGTCCAGGCTTTTGCATTTTAACTTCCCATCCATGAGGTTGTCACCACGCTTCGATCCACATAAGTGCGGCGCTGCGTGGGTTCACGCGCCTCACGATGCGCCACAGGGAAGGCAAAAGTCACACAGATCGCGTCTGCCGCGTCGGGTGACGCCAGCCCCCTGGCTTTCATGTCCTTTTTCGACTCCAGAAAAATCGTACCCTTGGAGTCGGGCTTCATCATAGGTGAAATTAGATCAGTTTTAAGAAACCTGTCAAGCGGAATTGAAGCCGTTTTAAGCCAATCTTTCATTTTTCCCCACATTTCAGCCCTTTTGTTGCCGTACATGATGGGGTTTGTGGATTTATTCCCAAAATTTACCCCTTTGACCTTGTAGCGCTGCTCTTTCAAGCGGTCAACAATGCCTGCGCCAAGGCCTCCCTCGTCAATCACGACCAGCGTAGGCTTAAACTCCTCAATCGCCTCAATCACATGCCCCACAACGGTCATGGTGTCATCACCCCGATGCCGCCTGATGTCCACCAAGTCCCGCCCCTGCCTGATAGCGATAACTGTTGCGTCCGCGCCAAACCGTGCGGGGTCAACGCCAATCACGATAGGGGCACTTTGATCCTGATACTTGGGCCTTTTCATCGCCTCGTCCACTAACAAGGCTCCGATGAACTGATCGTCGCCTTCGGAGGGGAACTGACCGTACACCTCAACGTGGGCTTGGCTAGAATCTGCGCCATATTCGTCAATGATCTGCTGATAGACCTGTTTGTCCGTCCCCTCGACCGTGCGCGCATCTACTACCTTGGTCGTCCAGAACTCCCGCTTGCTGTTAAACGCTTCGTAGAAGTACCCAGTGTTGCGCCGTGGGTTACTGAAGGCCATCCAGAAGCGGTTAGGCGTGTTTTCTGTAAAGAAACCAGAAGTCACCGCCCAGATGCTGTCGTCAATACCCGACGCTTCGTCGAACACGACCAGTACACCGTCGAAGTTGTGGACACCCGCGTAAGCGTCAGGATTTTCGGCTGACCACAGCCGTCCTT